CAGGGGGTGCCATCCGGGTTCCACATGCCTCCATTGAGCACGTAATGGGCCTTGGTCTCTGCCTTGACCTGAGAGAGCGTCTTGCGGCAGTTGGTGACTCTCAACTCAATCCGCTCCACGGACGAGAGCGGGACATATGTAATGAGCTTACTCATGGTCGCCTACACCCCCCCCCTCTAGTAAAACATCTTCGTCTGGCATTATAAAATAGAGGTCTGTCACTGTCGGTGGAACTCTGGTCAGTGCTGCCGGAGACCTTCCGTTCGCAGTCGGTATTCCAATCCCGGTTTCAGCTCCATAAACGGCCCATCCGACATCGGAGGAAATCCCGAAATAAATGTATTCACCCGGTTGCGCTTCAAGGTCATAGGTTCCCCCTTCGTAAAGCGTTTGTCCATCAATGGTGATGCTATAGACCCCATCGGTTACAGTCACACCTACTGTGTGTGTGGATGCAACCGGAATCTCCCCCACCATCTCCGCCATTCTGCGAAATGTGGTGCCTTCTGGTACCTCCACGCCCTTGGCCGTGAGGTTGGCCTTTAGGGTGTCCTTTGTAGCGCTGAGATAGGCCAGCTTGTCCGCGGTCGTACCCATCAGACTACCTCCCCATTGATGGCGTCCAGCGCGGCGTTGATGTCACCCACCAAGCCATCCACGTACTGCTTGTTGGCGGCGTCGTTTGGACTTCCCGGCAATGACAAGTTTTTGATCTGGCCGTTATGGAAAATAAGCGACTTCTGATCATTGGAGTTCTGACCGAAAATGATCGTATCTGCGAGAACTCTAAGTCCCCACGTGGAATCAAATACAACCTGTGCTCCGTTTTCACTCCCAATATATAAGGCACTCCCACTAGAACTATCTACCCCTAATATAAGGTTGCCAGTTACTACGCCGCCAGCCAGCGGCAGGAATGGAGCACTTTGCATACCAGCCAGAGCGGTGTTAAACTCCTCTTCGGTTCCGGTATATCCTTTCTCTTTTGCCGCCTGATAGGCGGACTTTCCAGGTGCACCATCCTTGCCGTCTGCCCCTGGAGCTCCGTCTTTGCCGGGCAGTCCCACCCCGGCAACTTTTTTGCCGTTTACAACGATAGCCATGTGCTACACCTCCACCCATTGCCACATGCCGGGACTGTCGGGCGGCCACGTACAGGGAATCATGTCCCCACCCTCGGCAACCTTGTAGACCTTGCCGTTGTAGCTGTAGTGCTTGCCCGCGTGGCAGTCCATGCCGTACACCCACGGGATGGGGTCGTCCGCTGTGCCAGCGTGCTCGCGGTCAATAGGCCGGTAGATGGCGAGCATGCCGTCGTCGTGCGGGGGCATCTCCTCTTGAGGAGTTACCGCCTGCACCACCCGGTAGAGCTGGCCGCCGTCGTTGAGGATACGGCCCGCCGGGAGCTCCTCTCCTGCCTCCAAAACAGTCTCCCACGCCGGAAACAGATCGGGCATGTCCAGAGCGTAGGTGTCAGGTATGGCCGTGCTGGTGGTCGCATAGGCCCGCATAGCGACGGCGTATTGCGGAGTTAGTTCAGGTTCCGGCGGTCTTGTGTCCGGGGTGGCCTGTCCTGTTTCGGGGTTGTAGCGCCACCCCTGCTCTACATCGTCCTGTACCTCTACACAGCGTCGTGCAAATGCCTCGCTATACCACTTCTCTGGCGGAAGTGCATATTCCGGGATGATTTCGCGGACAGTGTTATCCTCGTTCAAATAAACCGTTTTCATCAAAACGCCCCCCTACCGTAAATCGCTACATATCCGTGTCCGCCTCTCCCCCCATTTCCAGAGGATTTTTGCTGGTAAAGGAAATTGCAGCCGCCACCAGCACCACCACCGCCGCCACCTCTGCTACCATCCGCACCATTGGTTCCGTTTGCGGATGAGGTGGCTCCGTTGCCTCCCCTTCCGCCGCCGCTGCTTCCACCGGGTGCTCCTTTCCCATCAGAATTACCGGTCGATGAACCTTTGCTGTTACCGCCGCCACCGCCGCCACCTGGGGCCCTTATTCCAAATGTCATTATAAGAGAGCCATCTTCTCCCTGTTCAGATACAGTATCATTAACATGTCCTCTTCCGCCAAAGCCAGGACCAGAAGTGATATTTGAAGCCACACCACCAGCTTTACCAGCATTGAAGCTATTCCCTGGAGATCCTCCCGCCGCTGTAATTCCGAAAGCGCTGCTACTGCCTCCGCTCATGCCTTTTCTGCCGCCGATATCGCTGTTTGCACCGTTGGGGCTCACTGAAGTCCCCCCGCTTCCACCAGAGCCGATAACAATATTTTTATTTGAAATTTTAGTGCTGTCTAAAAAATAAGCAACAACTACTTCTCCAGCACCGCCGCCACCGCCGCCTCTACCTTCCCACTCGTTGTAATATTCGTTTGTTTTTCTTATCTCGCCCACACCGCCTCCTCCGCCAGCGCCAACCACAATCACAAAAATATCTGTATATTTGCGGTCGAACGTATGGGTAAAGCTCCCCGGCGATGTGTATTCCTTTACCAGGCTATATCCGATTGAGCCAAGCGCCTGTTCAACACTCGTATCCACGTACCGCTTGTTGGCGGCGTGGTTTTCGCTGGTCGGTAGCCCGCTTAAAGTGAGAGGCCCCGTCATAGTCCCGCCAGTCAAAGGCAGATACTCGCCTCCGCCCTTCCCCGCCAGCTCGTCTATGGCCTCTTGTACGTTGGTAGCCTCCAGGCCGCTGCCTGTGTTGCTGTAGCCAACCTGTTCGCCGGAGAGGTCGCCGCCCTCTCCGTCTTCGGTTACTTCGATGGTGTAGGGGCCGTTGCCCAGGCTCTCCCCCATCTGCATCGTGCCGCTGCCGGGTATTGAGAGCCAGGGCGCAGCCGTGGCGATAGCGGCTAACTGGGCGGCGTACTGCTCCAGTGTGGTGCCCGACGGCGGTTCTACTCCCATATCCTGTAGTGACGCTGCGATACTTGCCTTAGCGGCGGACAGTCGGTCAATTTCGCTCTGAATACTCATACCACGCCTCCAATCAGATTGCCGCAAGGGCCTCCTCAATGTCGCCCGTCAGGCTCACCGAGCCCCCAGTGGTGTAACCCGCAGGGACGGCAAAGGAGGTTGTGGTCAAGCCGTCAATCTCCCCGGATACCGCCCCATTGTTTGCCATTGAGCCAGTGACCTTCGCGCCTTTTGCGTAAGCGGTCTTGCCATTAAGGATATCCCCGGCAACCGCTGTGCCGTCAGAGGTGTCCACATAAGCCTCCGGGATGGCCGCTACCTCAACGGACGTGAGCACCTTCCCGTCCGTAGGCTCTACCGTTTGGACAGACTTGTTGGGCGTAACACTCTTCGTCTCCGGGGTGATCTGCACCTTTCCTGTCCCGCTGTGATACCCCTTCGGGATGGTGTAAGACAGTTTTTCCGGGGTCAGTGTTTCAGTCGCCGCCCCATTGTTTGGCATGGTACCTGTGGTGGTCTTGCCTGCCTTGTCCACAAACACCTTGCCAGTCAATACGTCAGCGGCGGTAGCCGTAACGGCGGATACGTCCTGGTAGTTCCCGGGGATGGCGGCTACTGTCACATCGGACAGGCCATAATAGCCGGGGTCGGGCGTCACATTCTGCTGGGACTTGGTTGGCGTGACAGTCTTGCTCTGGAGGTTATAGTTTCCGCCACCGGACACCCCTGACACCGTGCCACTGCCGTTGTGGTAGCCTTTGGGGATGGTATATGTATCGCCCTCTTGGACAGTAGCAGATACCGCTCCTCTGTTCTCAATTCCCTCAATTTCCGTTGCCAGCTTGGTCAGATCGTCCGTGCTTGTGCCGATGCCCAGTTCAACGGCCTTTGACCTGATAGTGTTCCGCGCTGTTTGGATTCTGCTGATTTCAGTTGCTACACTCATACTTTCCCACCTTTCAAATTGTCCCTAACAGGATTTCGATATTGCCTACCGTCTCCTGCACCGCGGCTGCGGTAATGGGGAGCGTATTATCACCCTCGTCAAAGCCGTTTACTGTGTCCACAGATAACGTCCTTGTGTCTCTGTCCAGCTTTAGCCCGTGCCCGATGTTGTAGGATGTACCTCCTCCACCCTCCGGTAAAGGGATATCCGACGCCTCGTACTGGCCGCTATCCGGGTTCCAAATCTCCCAAAACCCATCCAGGCCGGGCCTCGGGGGATGCTGGTTTAGGTCTGTAATGCGCTCCTCCATCTGCTCAAATTCGGAGGGCAGGGGAGGTGGGAAAGCGTCTACGGCGTTAATGGAGTCATGGACAGTTGCGTAAAATATGTTGCTATGCCGCACCTGCTCCCCGAGTGTACCCCTGACCTGCATCAAATACTGTCCCTCATCAGCCAGCATGGAGGAGGTCAGCAAGGCGGAGTACACTTGCCCGACGCGCTGGAGCTGGATAATATTCTTCTGACCGCTCTTCTCCACATCCACCTTTAAGTCCCACTCGTCTGTGAGGTCGGTGGAGATTTCGAGGGCTACAACCTCATTGTCGCCCTCAAACCCGAGGCAAAATTTAGGCGGGGTGCAGATGTACCAATTTGCCATGATGAGCATTATGTCCCGCCTCCATCCATAGCGGCCACCTTGTCCAGGAGGGCATCGATCTCCTCACCGCTGTATTTGCTGGTGTAGTATTCGGTTGGTTCTTCTGCCGCTTCTCTGGCTGATAATTTCCGCTCAAGTGCCGCTACACGCTCCTCCAGAGTCAGTTCCATTTTCTCACCTCACACAATTAGCCGACGGCCTAGCTTGTCTAGAACAACGCGACCATTTTTATCTTTCACTGGGCCGGAGACTATCTTTTGGGGAACTCCATAATACAAAATAATACATCCTTGTACGCCATTCCCTTTTTTCCCTCCGCTTCCACCCCTTATATTAGATGCGGCATAAGCGGTCGCTCGCGCAACTGCACTCAATCCATAACTAGTCGCTGTACTACCAGATCTTCTTTCCCATTTCGTTTTGGTATGTGTCGTTACTTTCAGCGCCCCACATACACCGGCTCCGCCACCACCACTTCCGCCATCTCCTCCAGATCCGTATGTAAGCCCATCTTGCCCGTCTGCGCCGTTTCCTCCAGAACCCCCTCCCAATGAAGTTGCTATAGTTTCTCCTGACGACCCGTTCGAGTCGTTAAATCTTACAATGATACTTGTGCTCCCACTAGAGTTAGTTCCATTTTCTCCATTCCCTCCAGCACCACCGCCTCCAGAATCTCCAAAGGTTACATTACCATTTACTTCCGAACTAAACCAAATTCCGCTTACATAAGATCCAGAATATGTATCTTTATCTGATCTTGTTCTACCGCTTAGACCTTGCCCTCCCTTTGCAGTACCAGCGTCTTCTCCTGGTTCTCCAGGCCCGCCTCCATCTCCTCCGTTAACTCCACCTTTACCCGGAACAGCATATGTTTTCCCTGTTATTGGATCCGTATAGCCCAATTCATTCCGATTCCCGCTAGATGACAAAAGTTCGCCAAATTTCGTAATGCTATCTTCACCATAATTTGTAGATGTTCCGCACGAGTAAGAAATCGTCTGACCGCTTTCTACATTTAGGGAGGATTGAAATATTCTTCCACCTAACCCTCCAAGCCCAGCATCTCCGCCAACTCCAGCAGATTGTGACCTAAGCGATATATTTGCCGTTGCGGACACTTCCTCGTTTTCAGATGCGTCTTTATTAGTTATGTCCATGTCATTATCGCTACGTGCCACATTACCAACAGTTCCATCTCCGCCAGGCTGTCCGTCTTGTCCTCCATCAATTAAAACTACTCTTACATATGTTGTTCCTTCCGGGACAGTCCATTCACCTGATCCGGTAAGGATCACTCTATTTTCAAGTATTTCAGTGTGTTCTATTTTCAAAGGTACATATCCAACAAGCATCTCCGAACTTGATTTTAATGTGTTTGAGATGGTAATGTCTTCTTTTTCAATGCAAGCCGTAACTGGCTCTTTGTTATATGGGTCCCACGTCAACACACGGTTCCCTGTTGATTCCCCTTTATAGACAACTGGTGCTTGGATAGATTGAGCATGCTTATAGTAATTTTTCATCCGGTCTGCGACAGCCGCAGAGTTTGTGAGCGATACCAACGTAGCATTTTCAACCTTCTTTACATTTGGCTCTTTAGCAGAAACGATATTACGTATGATTTGGCTCTTGTTGTGCGTATACTTTGTTCCAGCAAGCTTTCCGGAACCAGAAGATAGTTTCGCGTAATTGGCCCCACTCTCTAAAATAGTAAAGCCAGATGCAGACAGGTCAAACACAGGGTCATCAAATGTAACAATTTTCCCTTCTTCTACGGACCCTTCAAAAAGTGTGGATGACTCACCAGATTTTATATATTGGTGTTCTGTAACAATTACTTGGGTTACTTTGGCCGCGTTAGTGACGCTCGGTCCCTGATACATTCGGTCTAAACCAAGGTTCCCGCTAATTCCATCCCAAAGGGCCGCAATCCGAAGAACTCCATTTAGATCAGTTCGAATAGTTGCGCCAATTGCAAATAGAACTTGTGACAAGTTATCCCTTGCTGTAGCGATAGGTAACCAACCATACAATTTTATGTCTGCTAAATTTGTTTTTATCTCGTATGGTATTGTGCCGCATATGGAAGCAAGAAGTTCGGATGCAGTCTCTCCAGAGTAGATTCCTCCATAATGCTGATTTTCAGATAAAAGCCCAATTGCGCTTGTTGCAGATATCTTATATGTATTAGGGCCATTCCGGTCAATGGATTTCACATAAAACACACCGGTCTGAACGTCATCATAAAAATAAACAATTGGAGCGTTTCTTTCAAACTCTGTAATTGTTCTGTCCTCAGTCTCAATTACGACTGATAAGGTATTGGCTTCCAGAGAGGAAGATAGAAGAGATGTTGCAATATGAAGATTTCCGCTTTTAATTTTGTTGCCCTCAAAAACTCTGTCGCCATACACAATTTTGTTTTTGTTTGCCATCGCCTATCCTCACTTTTTACGGCTTGACCTGTGCGTCTATCGGAACAAAGCTTACCTCTATTTCTCCCCAATAATTTACGCTACCTTCTACCTTCTCCATGTCTTGAGATGCGCTAGTATAATACGCCTCGTAGGAGATGGTTGTCTGTCCGTCCGCAGCCTCCAACATAACGCTATCATCGACTGAGTGTTGGTACAGATAGTCCCAAAAGGTATCCAGCCCTTCGTAATTGTCTCCTCTGCGAAACACTGTAATCTTATGTCCAAGATAGGTTCCAATAACATCACGTATCATTCGACCGGAAAGCACTCGGCCAGCATTATCTCCATCTAGTACATTGAAACTTCGATTATAAGTCGAAATTGCAACATCTGCGTCAAACTCAATGCCGTTCAATTTGATATAGCTCATTTAACCCTCCACCAAATTTACGCCGATACGCTGAACTTCGCTCTGAGTTGCTTGATAAGATACGCGACCAAGCACCTGCTTGTCGATTTCCAAGATAACTGTATTGGAGCCGCCGCCACCATATCGCTGCATCCCACGGGCAACAGCGGCTTCAATCTCAGATGTTGGAGCCTCTATATTTGTCCCGCTCTTTTGGTCTCCCAGTACGGCGAGGAACTCTTTGTTAGGCGGTATGACCGCGCCTTTTGCAAGGGCAGGAACGTCATCAATTGAAAGCCTTGGTACTGACATTCGGCCTGAGCCGGATCTGGCTGAAAAGGAACCGCTACTTGTTTTTCCGCTACTGTTTAATGCTTTGAGCGCAACGCCACCGCCTAAAAGGGCTATTCCAGCCAGCAAGAAAAACGGATTAAGCGTCATTGCTCCGATTGCCACTAATGCAATACCAGCGAGCAGGAGCGCCGTAGATACCCACTGAGATACCTGATCAAGCTGCAACACTTCAACCCAACTTTTCATTTCAGTGCTATTGGATGCAGCTAATGCCGTACCAGCAATAAACAACCCAATTCCAGCAACTAGCAAGGCAATGCCGATCCCCTGCATACCTGGAACCAGAATCAAAACGAGGCCAATTATTGCAATGTACGGCGATATCTCTACCATTGCCGCGGACAGTGCAGAAACGATAGTATCAATTAGCGATTCGCCGCCATCCATATCCATTTTCCCAAACGCAAATATAGCAATACCAAGAACGATTAATCCTATACCAAGCAGGATCTGCCCAGCAACAAGAAGGACTATGCCAATAATTGCAACCCATGGCCCAATAGCCTCTGCCGCTCTTTGCAATGCCGGAACAATTGTGTCTATTAATGCAGACCACTGTATGGTGTAATTGTTTCCTACCATCCAGAGCGCAATGCCGATTACAATGAGCGCAAGACCTTTAAGGATGCTTCCCGTCACGAGCAATACTACGCCGATTATAGCAATCAGAGGCCCGATAACCGCCGCCGCTTCTTGCAATCTTGTTAAAATATTTTGGATAAAGTCTCCTTCGTCGCCAGCGGCTTTACCAACGGCCCAAATCGCCGCACCTGCAATAATGAAGGAAATACCCATTAAGATATTCCCCATGATTACAAGGAGAACACCAAGAACCGCGATCAGGGGGCCAACTACTACAGCCGCCTCCGAAAGTCTTGTTTTTATGTTTTCAACAAAATCCCCCTCATCGCCTGCGGCTTTACCGACGGCCCAAAGGGCTGCTCCAGCGATAATAAACGCCACACCAAGTAGGATGTGTCCAGTGATGACAAGAAAAACACCTAAAACGGCAATCAGGGGACCAATGACTGCGGCCGCCTCCGAAAGTCTTGTTAAAATATTTTGGATAAAGTCTCCTTCGTCGCCAGATGCCGCCCCCGTAGCCCAAATTGCTGCGCCCATAATGATTAACGAAATGCCAATAAGAATATGTCCCGTAACAACCAAAAGAACGCCAATCACGGCAACCAGAGGCCCGATAATAGAAAGGGCCTCACCAAGCCCTCCTTGTAATAACGCCTTTATAGCTTCTGGATTCGATGTAACAGCATCCACAATAGCAAGCGCACCAGCTACCATCAAGGCGAGTCCGACCGGGATACTTGCTCCTGTAAATACAAGAATTGCACCAATTGCAAGGAGTGCAGCACCAGTAAGTAGCTCAAGGATGGCCGAAAGGGCATCCTGAATACTGGTTTTTACAATAGAGAAATCTGGCTCGATTGATTGGTCCTGTTGTGCCTGATTTTCGCTTTTATTGCTGCTCCCTGAAAGCTGGTTGATTTCATCAAAAGAGGCGAGCGACTTCCCAGCTTCCTCCGCAGCCTCACCCGTTTTTTCAAGTGCTTCTGTTTCCTCATACAGATTTTCAGCGGAGTCCGCAGCTTTCTCTGCTGTTGTACCAAACAGCGCAGCAGTAATCCGGGCGGCCATTGAAATTATACGGGCCAACATATCGACAAAACTTGTAAATGCTGGTATAATGACCTCAATCATCGGCTGAGCGAGTGTCAGGAGAGCCCCTTTTAGACGTGCAATAGATGCTCTAGCCTCGTCATTTGTTTTGATGACTTTCCCCATCCATTCACGGAACTTCGCAAGACCTTGTGTAATGACCGTGAATACAAGCGCACTTCTGATAACTTCACGCATGCGAGAGGAAAATTTGCTTGCGCTCTTTTGCGCTCTATCTACTGATTTTGCCATTTTGGCGGCGGCAGGGCCGGACTTTGCCATGTTCTGCTGGAGCCCTCCGGCTTCCTCTTTTGCCAGGTTCAACTTTCCTTCTAAGCCAGAAATTTTGGAATCATAATCTGAAAGCGCTTTTTCAGCCTGCCTCCACTCTTTCTCAATTGCGTCAACCTTTTCTTGTTGCTTTTTCAATTTGGAATCGACCATAGGCCTGTCAGAATAGGCACGCATATAGTCATCAGCGGACGAACCAGGTTTCATGGCGGCATTGATAGCATTCTGTTCGTCCTGGAGCATGGATAACTGCTTCCTGGCCTCCTCCAACTCCGCATTTACAACGTTGAGGTTTTCTACTAAAGGAAACCTCCCCTGCTTTTTGGACGTAAGTTGATCTTCAAGCGATTGGATTTTCTTAGCAAGCTGATTCAGCTCTTTTTGTGCTTTCTTATTGTCAATATTGGTTTCAATGACGATGGAGCCGTCAGCGGCCACATTAAACACCACCTTGATAGGAGAGATTTACATTGGAAGGGTACAAAGAAATCATTATTACAAGAGAAAAATCGCCGTGGGGATGCGCTGTTGACTTCACGGTGCTTTTGGATGACAAAGTGGTTGGGATTTTAAGAAACGGCACAACCGTTTCTGCATACGCTCAAGATGGACCCCATACGCTTTCGTTCCAAAAGGGGCGTAAAATCGACTGTTCAATTTCAATCCTCGTATCGCCGGATGACACTTCAAAAATTGTAAACACAGCAATATCTGGATCACACCTCGTAGTTGAGAGCGAATACGCAACAAATACGCCGCAGGCAGCCGTATTTGATACAGAAAACAACCAAACAAATCGGAATAGACGGGTTAAAAACAATGTTCTATTCGCCGTTGTAATTATTGCCGCTGTTCTTTCGGCTGTTGCCATTACCTTTGGCAGCCGTACTGCTAAACCATCAAATTCTGGTTCTAATGGGCCAGCGCAAAACGAACTTGTCAACCAGCAGACACAGCAGCCAGAACCATCCGAGAAAATAGATGAAAACAGTGTCGGCATTGATGCAACGCTAAATGCAGACCGATTTGACCTGTCGATTGTGGATATAAAATGGACAACCGCTCTTGAAACATCGCTCGGCACAATAGAGCCGGAAGATTCAGGAAAGGGGCTATTGTGTGTAATCTTTTCTGCAAAGAACACAACGGAAAATGTTCAAAATGTAGCAAACATTGGCTTTAATGCTTACGCCGATGGGCGAAAGGTGTTGCCGAAGGTCGTTGTTGGCACCGTAGATGATGCGGTGGTATTTGTTGGTGCTGTTTCTCCTGGTATGGAAATTGTCGGGCATGTTGTATGGGAACTTCCAGACGATTGGGAGGAATTTCAAACATCTTATATCGATCTTGGAAGTGCCAGAGACAGCAAACAGCACTTTACAATTCACAGGGAAGATATTAATTAGTTATAAGAGCCCCCGCTACCTCATATCGAGATAGCGGGGGCTTTTTTATGCCGTCAGTTCTTTTGTTCCATCCATCCCAGGCAAGCACATCTGCCCAGTGATTTGACGGTTAAAGGAAACCGGGACCGGGATGTTCCAGGTTGCGAATACGTCTCTTGTCATAGCGCCCACCTCCTGGGGCGTACTGCCCATGTCCAGCATCACTCGACGGGTAATTCGGATCAGGTTTGCAATGGCGTTGGGAGATACCTCCGGGGCAATGCGGGCGGGTGATTTTAACTGCTCGTTCATCTTCTCAAAGGCCGTGACGTAGGCCGCTGTAAACAGTACGCCTTTTTTGCCTTGCATTTTGTTTGCAATCATGTCACAGCCCTTTTTGGTGATTAAATAGCTGGGCCGTTCTTGGTTGTTTCCATCCATGTAGCTGCTTTCAATGAAGAAAGAGCCGTGGGCGAAGTTCCCCTCGGCTAAATACTGCTGGTAGGTCCGAATACTTTTCAAAAGCTCGTTATGATTTCTTCCAACCATTTCAGCCACGTCCCGACTATCAACTACATCTATGTCGTGGAAATTAAAAACTTTAAGTTCGTTCATGCGGTCGTCTCCTTCCAACTGAATCCAGAATCTATGCAGCTCCCAAGCAAACGGTCACGCACTTCAATGGTGTTTTTCCAAAGGAGCGCCATAGCCTCCCTCACTGGATTCGCTTCCTCGCTGGACTCGTACATACTGGCAAGCAGGATTTCCATTGTACTGCAAATCTGGTTTAGGTCGTTTGCTGATTCTTCCACCGAATCACGCAACTGAATCATTTCTGGCCTCATTCCGCATCACCGCCTTTCACCGCGATAACCACCTGTTCGGCCCTTACACCCAGATAGGCGGCGGCAATACGCTTGACCCAATGCTCGTTGTTAGTCAACTGGTTAAGCAATTCTTGAAGAGTGTTTTTCTCGTTCATATGGAAAACCTCTTTTCATATTGATTAGAGGCTCCCACTGTGATAGAATGGATTTATCCAGTGGGAGACCTCTGGTGATGTAGAGTGTTGGTGTTGCTTGCTAGGCCCGCCAGCACTCTATTTTTCTACCTCAGACCTAACCTTTTGGATACCAAGCCGGATAATATCACTTCTTGTTTTGTCCAACTTCTCACAGCAAAAATCTAAGTCTTCAATCGTTTGTTTGTCGGCTCTGATTTTTAACTGTATATCTTTCGGGTTTTCGGCCTTTGGTCTGCCTGTACGGGGCGACATTTTATCACCTTCTTTCTGTGTACACATTTATTATATAGCGTGTACACAGAAAGTCAAGAGGTTTTCCAAAAATATTTCCGCTATCTCAATATGAAGTTTTCAAGGTGCAGTTAACCGGAGGTTATCCCCCTGTCCAAATCTTTACAAGGTCATTCTCCGCCTCGCTGTAAGTCTGCTTGATGTCGATGATGTCACGGTTCTTTCGGTAGAACTCCCTGTCAGACTTGTCCAGCGGCTTGCCCTTTGCCTTCTTGTCGCGGATGCGGACGATCTGGGCAAAGAGGCAGTCCCCTATTTCCGCATAGGCCGCGAGGATAGTCCACCAGTGGATGCCGCCCGTGTTGGTTTCGATGTCGTAGTCCACAGCGCGGGCTTCATAGCCCAGCACACGGTTGATAGGGCCAATGATGCGGGGAAAGTCCATAGGCCAGTCCACAAGGTGGGGGCCTTTCTGCTTCCGTGGCTCCTCGCCGCCGTTGATGAATCGAAAAACCTCTTTCATGGCCGCGTCATAGTCGGTCAGCTCGTCAAAATCCACATAGAAGATTTGGAGCACGTCAAGGGCCCGGTCTTCCTCGCTGGAATCGGGGTCGTTCATGGCCTCGAAAATGTCGAGGATAACCCGATAATCATAGCGGATATCAAACTCCTGCCCGTCTATATCCACGCTTTTTGGAAGTCCATAGCTCATGGCGTGCTCCTTTGGTTACTTCTTCTGATACTTCTGGTATTTCGCTGTGTACTTGCTGATGCGCGGGTTAGTAAGCTTCTGCTCTCTGGTGAAAGTGGTATCAATCTCATCCATGACCGACATCATCAAGTTGCACCAGACAGGGAGGCCGTTGGCAATGGCATAGACATTCATGCCGCCGAAGACAGACTCGCTCACAGGGGCCTCGAACACGCCGTCAATAATGCCGCGCATTTCAGCGTCCCGCTCTTTGGCAAACTCGAAGATTTCCTTCTTGTCCACCATCTTCTCGATCTGTGCTTTGTAGCTCTCCTGCTTCTTGTCCAGATCCTCAAAAGCGGAGTACAGCCGCTCAACGAAGTTGCTGTCAGTGGGGTTGAACGACACCTCGCACTTGCCATTCAAAGAATATGTAACAAGGCCGGAGTCAAAATTCAGTTCCTTCATAAGTTAAACCTCCACGGTTCCCGGTGTGAATTTCACAGTTCCATCACTAATCGATGCTGTACCAACAGTTCTAGTGCCGCCATATGTAACATCAATTGGCATCCCAATTGTGCCACCGCCTTCACCACCGAGCCCGGACGGCAAAATAGAGCATGAGGAGTATCTTTCAGCAAATACCGCTGTTCCGGCCGTCCCCGCATACAGATGGACAATAAGCATATCTTGATTCATCAAAGCGTTCACGTTCTGATCTTTGATAGCAAGGTTCCAGATTTTTTCCTGTGCTGCGTCATCTGCATCCAACTCACATGGGTCAAAGGTTTGTGTAATGGTTGGTTTCTTCCCGTTGGTATAGGTATTTCCAAAAATATCAACTTTGGTTTCTGTTTGCCAGTCGTATTCGGCTGAACTGTCCTCTACACGCTTACCGATTGGAGACCAAGTAGGCGTAGAGCTCTCTCCAGTGTTTAGGTAAGCAATTAACATTTCACGGCCTACGGTCTGGCCCGGCGTAGTATTAAAAGTCAAATCAGACTCAGGCATTGTTTTTCTCCTTTCAAACGCCAACTTCATATGTCAGTTTCATCAAAATCTGGTAGTCTTCATAACCGTCCTCATAAGCGGCAAATTTAGAGGATTGTGTGGTGGGCTCAACTCGGAGCGCCCGAATCTCGTCTCCCAAATCAGGAAGATTTTTTCTTGCCCAGTCACCGAAGTGGTTCAGTAGCTCGTCAGCCTCCAGGCGCTTGTCGTTGCTGCGCCCAGGCTTAATACGATAAATTAGTTTGAATTGGTACTCCGCCTGATAGCCGCCCAGGATGAACCGCTTTGTGATATAGGTCCCCTGGATGGTAGACAATGCCATACCGGTCTCGTCTCCCTGGTCAGCGGACAGAAACTCATATTTAATGATGTCCACCGGCTTTTCCGGGAAGGTATTGGCCCACACCAGCATGGAGCGGGAGATTTTATCCACTTCTTCTGTCGCCGCCAGCATGCGGGGTTTCTCTTTTTTCTCAGAGTTCACGTTTCACCGCCTTATCCGCCGTCCGAATCCAGTTATCCAAATTCTCGGCCTTGCTGGCTTCGAACCAATGGGATTGTGCCTGCGCATGTGATGCTGTATTAAATACAAGGTTTTTGTCAGTCAAGACCTTTGTTGTGCCCTTTGATGCATAACTGCTACCTGTAGCCGGGTCTACCATTAGTTTTCCAAAATATAAGTAGCGTGCATATGGGCCTGGGTAAATCACTTCTGAACCATCTACCCGCGTCCGTTTGTCCAATGATCCGGTAAGCATCGGAACATATGGTGATGTGTCCTTCCGCACCTGGAGTGCCACAGTATGCTCCGCTTTGGTGCACTCCTCATCCAACTTGTCCCTGATTGCTTCCAGCCCTTCGGCGCGGAAACTGAATTTCAGCATTAAACCCCACCAACTTCCCAGTGAGCCATTTCACCGCCGAAGTCCTTTTCATCGACTTTAGTAATATCGTACACACCGTCGTAGTCGGCCTCTATGGTCTCTACCGTCCATTCCGGGTGTATAGCCTCACCCTTGATGAAAAAACTATCACGGGCCACAGAGAGCGTCCATAGGTCGCTTTTATCATCTGCTTTCCAGAACTCGACTGGCCCGACATACCTTCTTTGGATGCCTGTCACACCGTCCAACGCCTCAACCGAAAATGGAATGTACAGGTTGACTGCATCCGCGCTTTCCAGCCCGCTCTTGGTTACATTGGAACCCTTAGAGGCATCCAGGAGGACTCCCCGTAGGACAGTGATGTGGTTCACTGTGGTCTCCTCAAAGGTGGAATGGTCCGTCTCAACGTAGGTGTTATAGACCGTCACAACATGGGGGAACATGTCCATAGCCGCACCCCCTTCCACGGTATAGAAGGCCCGTACCGGCTAAATACTGCGCTGCAACAGATGCAAGATGTGTTTGTGCCGACTGAGCCACTGCCGTGGCCTGCTGGGCACTTTCACCGCCGCTTCGGTAAGCTTTGGACCAGCTACCCACACTCTGGCTTTGCAACTCTCCGGCCTCTCCAGCATTTGCGGAGTTTTTAAGAGCATTCAGGGCCGCTTGCTGGGCAAGGTCGATGCTCTGGTACTGTTCTGCCACGGCGCAACAGGCCATTTTCAGTGCATCCAACTCGCTGTTTGAGGCCGCCCGCCCCTGCGTGTAGTAATCCAAGAAATAACTTGCACGCAGGGACAGACGAGGGAAGTCAGCCTTTTGGATAGTCTTGCCTAGATACGCAGCAGTGTAATACTCATAATCTGCGTAAGCCATCAGGCCGCCTCCTTACTTCTTCGCACGGGCTTTCGTCTTAGCCTGCGGCTCAAACGTCGCCCCAGTGAAACTAAATTTCGCTACGCTGGAATCATCAACAAGCACCTCGAAGGTGTCATCCTTGGTCACCTGGAAGACAATGTCCGCGTCAAACAGGATGTTTTCCTTTGTGGGAGAGCCATTTTTCTTGAAGGTCATCTGTGTTCCGGTCTTTGTCAGGTGAAACGGGAAATAATACCCGCTCTGCTCGTCCGGGGCGCTGCTGAACTCGGTGTAGTTGGTCACATAATGAAATGTGCCCGTTACAGCGCCGTTCGCATAGACCTTCAGGTCATCACCCACAAGCTCGGAAACCTGTTTCCCCAATAGGGTCTGACCGCTGGGGAATAGCGTTAAAGTGTCAGACCCTATTAACCCCCCGCCGGTGCGTAAACAGCAAAAGGGAAGGCGTTCTCATTGCCGACGTTGAAGGCGTTGATGGGATTTGGAATCTCCCAGCCCAGCCGCATGACGGCGCGGAGGGCCACCATGTCGTTCTGCATCAGGTTATAAAGGATATTGCCAGTGGTGGGATCTTGTACCACGCCGCTGTCGAAAATCTTGAAGGTCATATCCTGCCGAATGGCGTAGACCAGTTGGCTCCAGTCGCCCACGATAGCTAGGGATTCCTCCGGGTCGTAAGCACCGTTCACGGGGAAGTACATGCTCATGCCGTCCAGCGCGTAGCGGGTATCCCCCTGCATATCGGTCTTGAAAATGGGCTGACCGTTCTTATCCACAAGGCCGCGCAGCTTGGCGCGCATCTGGATAGCCGCCATTACGCCGTTGGGGATATAGCCGCTCTCCTCCACTTTGGCAATCACGCCGCCCTCGCCCATGATGTCCTTGAAAATGTCGCTGGTAGCGGTCACAACAGCGCTTGCGGTAGTGGCAGAAGGGACAAGGCCATCACGCCAAGAAGTCGGCTTGTCCGTGCCGTACAGAATAGCGGCGTCGATGACCTTTCCGAATGCCTCCTGGAGTCTAGGCCGAACCTCGCCCCAGATATCGTAATCGCTATCATCCAACACCGCTTCTGGAATGGGGACGATAACCGCGATTTCCTCAGCGTAAATTTTTTTCTTGTCCCAAGCCATGTTTGTGGTCTTTTTCAGCGAAGCCTTGGAGTCGGACGCTCCGGTGGTTGGCTCACCATTGACGAAGTAGGCGGTGGGCAGTGCGTCCAGAACATTGAGGGTCTGTGTCTTACTGGTCATGTTGGGCAGCCGACGGGCCATCCGCAGCACAGCGGACTCCGTTACGGCCCCCTGGATAATTTCACGGGTTACGGGCTCAGGGATAAGCCCAGAAAGTTTGCTTCTATCGATAATGTCAACTGCCATTTATGTTCTCCTTTCATTTCAGTGCGCCCCGGATCAGGGCGTTCATTACATCGTTTTCTCCTGTTTTTGTCTTCCCTCCGCCCACTGGAGCAGTCCAGTCAAAAGAAGTCTTCTTGCGGTCGGCGGTAAGCGCGTCCACGGCCTGCTCAAAGGTGGTCTTGTCGTCCACCATCTTCCCTGCCTTGAAAGCGATGAACTCCGCCTCCTCGCCGGTCAAGCCCTTTTTCAGGACATACAACTCACGCTTCAACTGGTCTCTCTCCGCTTCTGCGGTTGTCAGCTTTCCGGAGAGAGTATCCCTCTCGCCAGTCAGCTTGTCCCAGCGTTCTTTCTCTCCGGCCTGCCCGTCCTTCCAGGTGCGGTAGGCGGTCAGCTCTTCTTCGCTGGGCATACCCTTCATGGCTTTCGCAAGCCGCTTGCCGATCATGGCATCCACTTCCTCCTGCGTGAAGGTCTTCGCAGGGGCGGGCTCCGGCGCAGGGGCCTGGGTAGGATTATTGATAGGTTCGCTCATAGTAGTTACCTCCGTTTATTGTCAGGGCCGTCGCCCTGCGGTTTTACGCCTCTCGGCAAAACAAAAAGAGCCATCAACCACCGAGGAATCCTCGGAAACTGATGGCTCTTGGCTCACAGGCTCTTGGCTCTATGCGATATTTACTTCCATGTCGTGCTTACATGCCTTGCATCGAAACGGCATGTGCTCTACTTTGGTATCCGGTCGAACCGGGAAAAGAGCTTTCCCGCAGTACGGGCAGCAATACCATGTTTTCCCGTTAATTTCTTTTATCACGCGCTGCCCTCCACAACATACCACTTGCACTTCTCGCAGACTTCATTTGCTTTATCTACGTCAAACGGCTCTATTGCAAGCTCCATGTCCATCTCGTCCTCCCGAACTTCTTGGACCTCATAGCACTCTCCATATAGGATTTCTCGCCCAAAAAGAGGGCAAACGCATTTATCATTGTGATTTTTCGCCATATCATTTCCCCTCCAAATAGTCCCGATACTTCTTTCTCAGCTTTTCCGGGACCGCTGTTACAATCTTCCCGTCAACGCTTAAAACTACATAACCGCTATCTGCCAAGAATTTCAATGTATTCCGGTCAGTCTGATACAAAACTAACCTGCTGTTATTTATGATACTCTGCGACGCTTCAATCGTCAATGCAGATCTATCCGGTTTCATCGTAAGGTTGTTTGCAAAGTGGTCTGTCACGCCGCTAATCTGCGGCGGGTCAAGCTGCACCTGATATTGTCTGGAAGAGAATTTACCGACAATTTTTATGTTCCCTTGATATGATTCCAGCCCGGAAAATTGTTTTATGCTGGTTAGCTCTTCCGGATATTGAACCTGCATTCTTTCTCTTTGTAACGGTAGCCCCGCCGCCTCGCTGAACGCCTTGTATTCCTGATTCAGTCTCCGGATACGGGCAGTCACCGCCTGGTAGTTCTCCGTCAGTCCTGCGGCCTTGTATGCGGTCTGTTCTCGCTTCAGTTTGCGGATAGTTCGCTCAACCTGCCGCTGTTTCTGTGTGGCCTCATAAGCTGTGTAGTGCTTTCCCTCAAAATCCACGTCGTGCCCATCGTCTATGTGAGCAAGTTCTTCGTCGGTATATGTTCGCTCCATCACACAATCCGCAAAGGCAGTCCTGATATGACGGCAGTTTGCACCCTCCAAGCCGTCCACATAGCCAAGCCCGCACACCTCATAAATGCTCGGATACTTGTCCCTGGTCCTTACGGAGTACACCCGGCCCTGCCATGCCTTGTGGTTTTGCCAGCCAACACCCTTGTCCCGAGCCCCGATGTGGGCGGACACTTCAAAATAAGGTGTTTCCAGATACTCTGCACTCTGCTCCGTGTACTTGGCACAGATCTGGGATACGCCTTTCATCACCGCCCTGCGGGCTGCCACGTCGATTTGGTCTCGGTGTCCGCTCTCATAATCCACGATCTTGATACCACTATCCGCAAGCTGTTTGACGGCGCTTTTGATGGCCTGATTGTAAGAGATGGCCCCGCTCGTGATCTGCATTTCAGCGTTATCCAGCGCCCATTGATAGGCCCTGGCCGCGGGAAGCATCGTCCGCCCGTTGTCCACCAGAAAGCCCATAGATCCGGTCATGTTATGGAATGTCTGTTTGGTCTGCTCGTAGATAGCCCATGTGTCCTCGATGCTAACCAGTGTTTCCGGTGCCGTTACACCCGCAATGTCCATAACCTCCTGGTAGTACCGCTGGTTCCGCTCCGCCACGTCGTCCAAGAGTTTTTGCAAGTCCCGCTGGCTGATGTTTGCGGTGCTCTGGATGGCCTTTTCTATGCCCTTTAGGTCAATGCCATGGGAGCGGAGTGCCCGTATATCCTGCACCGTGACCTCGTTCAGCTCGCCGGATAATTTCAGGCGAGAACATATTTCCTCCAGGAGCGTCGCTTCCAGACTGCGGTATAGCTCGGCCAATTCTTCTGGAAGAGAGTCCAGAACTTCGGGAGAGAATGGGTATTTCATTCAATCTCGTTCTCCCCTTCCGTTGTCATGTCCTCCATCTTCGGCAGCATTTTCTTAGCCGTAGCCTCGTCCTCGTTGTACCACTTCATGCGGTACTCCCAGTCGTTCATAATGCCCGCCGCAAGGTCCTGCCGGTCATTATTTCGCTCCGTGGTCTTGTCCTCAATAATGGAATCATCAAAATCAATAGTCACTTTAGCTTCTTCGTCCAACCCGGCGTTCATGGCTGCATTACCGAGCCGAAGAATGATATGACACAGCTCTGTAATGGCCTGTTCCAAAATGATTTCATGCTTCTTGATGGTACGGAACATGGTGCTGTTTTCACTGATGACCTGGGTGGCTGTGGTAATGTTCCCCTGGTCGAAGCGGTAATGGTTTTCTCCAAAGCCACACTTGCTGGACAGTAGATTCAGTTGGTCTTGGATGCCCGTGTTGTGCTCCTGGGTACGTAGTGTCATGTCGATGGGCGTGATGACCGCACCGTCACTTACATCCTCCGGGAGTACATAGTAAGCCAAGTCGTCCGGGTCAAAAAATGGCTCTCCGTCGAGGTCTTTGGTTGCAGACGGCTTGACCATGATGCGCTTTTTTCCAAGGACGAACTCATTGACGTAGCTATCATAGGCCACATCTACGCCTTTGAGAACATCGATGGCGTTTGCATAGACAGAAACCCCCAGCGGAGAATCGTCAAAATTGTTGGCAATATTAGGCCTGTCAATAACAAACTGCCTCTGATCTGATCCGGTATGTACCACAGGAGGGACTGCCTCAAACCCTGGAATGTCGGCCAAAGACAGTTCTGCATCCACATTGTTATTGCGGTAATGATAGATGCGATTCTCAATATCGTATAAGCCATCTACTTTGTGGTGAATTTGGAGGTAACAATAATCCTCACCGTTGACGGTCACGATGCTGTCAAAGGCGCACTCCGTAATGATTCCGTTCTGCCACGCCAGCGGCCATATATGCTCTACTGTCACATAATCCATCACAATTCCGTCAGCGCTACCAGGAACAGGGCCTTCTTCCGTGGCCTTCATTCCCACTACACGGGGAATAAACGCCACCGTCCCGAGCGCGAATGCCTTCTCCTGCATTTCATTTGACTTGACCAGAAAGTTGTTTTCTTTGAGCACATGGTCAACAAATTCCTGTTCCCTCTGGCCCTCAATGGTAATCTCCACCTTCTCGTTCATCAGAAGGTTTGCCCAATCTTCCGGGATCTTCTTGCCCATGTTAAGCGTGAAGCGCTTGCATTTGACCATGCTCGTGCCGTTTCTGACCTTGTACCTGTGGAAGCCCTTCACGTCGCCCACATACCAAGATTTCCACTCCTGTACTTTGCGGTAAAACTCCTCTGGCACGGTGGAGTAACCGAGCTGTTTTAGTTTTTCGGTAATGTTCATGCTATTACCCCAACACCAATTTCCAGAAAAGTAACTTTATTAAGAATGCAAGTACGGCGACAAACACTATCAGCGCAACTATCTTAATCGCATCTTTCCATTCCATCATGCTGTTACTCCCATCCTGCGGAATATTCGTTCCAAAGCGTACCGTGTAGCGTCAATCAGGTGGTTATTCTCATCAGGATAACCGCTGATGATTTCTCCATCCTTATTTCGCTCATACTCATAATTCACAAACTCGTTATATGCGTTTGGTGTCCTCCGGCGGTCAATAACAATCTTCCTCCGCTGGAGCCACTTCATGCCATATTCCACGCTTCCAGGGCCTTTGATTGCTTCCTTGGCCGGAAGCCCCATTGCCCGGTAGTCCGCCGCTGACTTCGGCTCGGCGCTGTCGCAGGTAATGTAAGCATCCTTGTAACCTTTGGAAAGAATCAACTTCGCGCTCGCCTCGTTGGTCAGCTTATTTTGGTATATCTCGTCCATTAGGTATATTGTCTCTCTAGCCCGGTCATAGTGGAGTCGGATAAAGGCAAATGGGTCCGGGAACCAGCCCCAGTCCGCACCTTGATAGATACGGTCAAAGGAAACGAACTCTTCTTCCGTGATTTCCCTCAACTCCAGATTCTCAAATACGTTTCCGCCGGTGCCGACCGCTTCGCCCAAGTATTCATGGCGATAGGCCCTCTCGTCCGTGGTCTTCAAGTGTTCAGCTTCTGCTAGGAACTGCGCCCCCAACCACCCCGGTGGGGCTTCCAAGTATGTACTCTTGTGGCACAGCCTGTCCGCTCTTTCTTCCAAGCTGTCTTTGTTGGCCCAGTTGTCCCGGCTGATGGGTGGATTGTAGCTCTCAAAGTTCCAGAACTTCGACCCGCCGCGCATGGTAGATTGTAAAATGGTTCTAATCTCCGCCCGACCGGAAAACTGATCTTTTTCTTCAAAGTGTGTTACAGCGATATATCCGAACGGAACCTTGATGGACTTTATTTTCATGGGGTCATCAGCGCCCCGGAACATGATTTTCTGCCCAGTCGGCTTATAAATCAGCTCCATAGGCTGAACCTTAGCGTCCCAGTATGCCGCCATACCCAATTCTCCGATTGCCCATAGATATTGTGCATATACGCTGTCCCGGATGGTGTTCGCCACTTTGCGAAGTACCAAGGCGTGGGTGTTTGAATTGGTCAGCAAGATAAGCGGCACCAGCAGGGAGACGCAGGAAGATTTAAGCGAGCCTCGGCCACCAGACAAATCATAGTGTGTGTGTCCGTGTTGGAATACGTCACGAGCCAGTAGGTGGAATGCAGGTCCAAGGACGGACGATAAACGAATCTCAGACATCTATGACCACCTTAACCTCCGTATCTCCATCGCCGTTCGCCTTTCCATCGAACGCTCCCACATGCTTTCCCAGTAATTCAAGCGCTTTTATCTTGCTGGAATACTTCAGATCGCTGTCATTCGCATCCGAGGCCGGTTTATCTGTGATTTCCTTCAGCTTGGCAAGCACATAGTCCTGTGTAATCTCTGTCCGTTCACTTCTGGCTCTCTTTGCTTCCTGAATTGCGGAAGAAACGTTATTTTTCGTAATTAGCTGCCGCCCAATTTCAGGGTTTTTATACCCTGCCCGAAGAGCAGCCTGTGCGGCATTCAAATCCACAAGGTACTCCTGCACAAATCTTTCCTGCTTTGGCGTTAATGCCACACTCACCACCTCTCGCCTAAGTAGAGTCTACAAATGCCCCCCACCGCCACCGATAGAGCGCGCCCTCTCTCTTTCTTTTCGGGGGAGATTAAGGGGGGATTATAGGGGGGTAAGAGATAGGGGGATCGGGGGGAAGGGAGAGGGGGGATAAAGGGGGCCATCAAGAGGGGGACCTTTTCTTTCTCTCTCCCTTGCTTTCGTTTTGCTTTTGAAATGCTTTTAAATGCTTTTAAATGCTTTTCGCCGCCTACTGTCGAGCACTGGCTCGGATCCGGCCAGCCGTCACAGCCTGTTAAGCGATACACCCGTGTGGGTTGTTAACCTAGAAACATGTTGATAAAAAACTGCTGTCCTTTCCCCGTCACCTTCGGAGTCTTGTTTACTGTAACGTGCCCATCTGCATGTGTAATGCTGGTTTCCTTGATTTCAAACAGGCCCAATTCCATCGAGCGCTGTGTGGGCATGTTGTAATCCGTGCCCTCTCTGCGGATCAGATATCCGTTGTTCCGCATCCAGTCAAAGAGACGGTTCTGCCCAGTGTCCACCCCATTCTGCTTGAGGAGCTTTGCCAGCTCTCCAACCAGTATGGATGTATTGGAGGCAGCCACAGAATCCGCAAACAGCACCTTCGGCCGGTTAGCCTCCTTCTCCGCCTCCAGCATCTTAATCTTTCGATCTGCTATCTGGAGCGCACGGGCCATTACCTTTTCGGGGCTATTCCAATCCTTCTCCAATTGGAGGAAATACTTCCGGGCAATCTTCCCCTTCTCGTTCCGCTGGAGCATGCAGATCTCCTTGGCCATATCGATAGAGACGGCGGCATCTTTCATGCTCTGAGGGCCGCCAGCGGGGTTATGGACAAAAATGTCCGTGACTGCGTAATCCTCGTTTTCAGCGAATCCATATTCGCACATACGGGGAAACCACTTGTGGTACGGTGTTTCTACCTCTAGAAACTCGTGGAGTTCCCGCGCTGATACTGCTGGCTTTTCGCCGCTAAAGTCAACTTTGATTAGTTCGTTCATGTAGATACCACCCTTTCTATTTTGCTTCCCACCTTTATGTTGACTCAGGGCAGGGGAGTAAGGTGGCACCTCCCTTTTCGGCCCGTCGGCCTAGCCCTGATCTTTTGTTTGAGAGGCGGCGGGGGAATATCCCGCCATGCGTTTCCTCTCGTTGGGGCCACCCCCGTCTCCTGCAACTGCGGGGCGGCAAATATTTTTCAAAATATGTATTGACAATATCATATTTTATGATATAATTAAATCATCAAGAGGGAGCGATCCCAGGAGGTAATGAGTTATGTACAACAAGCACGAGATCATGATCAACGCCTGGAGCATCCGCCGCAGCGCTAACGTGTCCATGTCCATCGCTCTCAAAGCCGCCTGGGCGCTCGCCAAGGCCATCAAGGCCGCTGAAGCCGTCGCCGAAAATATCACCTGGAACACCAAGATCCACATCAATGACTGGGCCAAGAGCGGCCATAACCGCACTTATGTTGAGGTTGCTGTCTACACCAACGCCTGGAACCGTAAGCGCACCGAGCGTATCGGCTATGTGGACAACATGACCGGCAGCTTCGTGGCCGCCTGAACGAAAAGGAGGACCATACCATGATGAAAGAGCGTTTTGAGCGTATGACCCTTGACCAACTGTATGCCGTCCGCGAAACCCTGTGCTACCTCTCCCCCCCGATGGAGAACCATGGTTCCTCCATTGCCCAGTTGTTTGCCGACCTAGATGATGTCATGTGCCGCAAGTCCGCCGAATGGCATCAGAGCGACGAGTACAAGGCCAAGTGTGAGCAGAATCAGAAAAATCTTGCGGAGCTTTTGGGGCTTTGATAGGAGGATTGTTATGACAAACAGAGAAGCATACGTGTTCGGCTGGGTGTTCGGTCGGCTCAACGCGGCGGCATATCCGCAGGAGATCGGAGGGGATCTCACCCTTGCCGCTCAGCGCCCGTATACAGCACTCGCCAGAGTCATTTCTGATGCTCACAGGCTTGGCCTCCTAAAGAGGGATCTCGACCGGCAGGTTGCTGAGGCGCTTTGCGAGATCACCAGCATTGACCCGCCCGTGGAGGGAGGGTCTGAAAAGTTCCAGCCCCTTGAAATGCAGGGGGCTTGGCAGTTAGGCTATTTTGCCGGTAAAGGCAAGCGCCCCCTTGCGTCTGTCGAGTTTGATATTTCCGCCGCCAGAAAGGCCAAAGGCTTGACTCAAGCCCAGCTTGCGGATGCGATGGACGTTAACCAGGCCGTGATATCCCGCTGGGAGAGCGGCAAGGTCAGCCCCAATGCCGGGAATTTGGACAAACTGAAAGAAATTCTGAGCTAATCCTGCCGCCCCTCCGGGGGCGGCTTTTTTGCCCTCTCCAGCTCGTGCGCTTGTGGTGCCACCGCCCGCCTCAAGCGGCGAGGAGCGGCATATGGCGGACAGTAGGTTGTCCAGCCGCCCATTGGCATTTAATTTAATCGCGCAGTGCCTCTTTTGCTTTCCCTCTGCGTTTGGAGCCGAGAGGCGGCATTGAGCCGCCACACGTCCGCGACGTAATGGGCCGCCGCTTCCGCTTCTGCTACTGCACTCGGTATATGTGCGCTTCCCGCTTAGATTGTCACGCCCTAGCCTTGGTGGCGACATCATGATTAGCCACTCGCAGGGTAGTTTTCAGCGGGATAGCGCTGGTAGCTATCGCCCTACACAAGCGTCCGGCTTCCACGGATGGGAGCGACCCAATATAGCAGGCGGACTGAGTTGCACAGCCTGGAGATCACCCTGCTTCTGGCTCCTGCATATCGGCGGATTCCGTCTCTACACGCTCCGCCGGGCGCAGCCGCTTTCTATGTGTCGGCACACCGGGGCAGGTCATAGCTGCCACCGCTTCCGCCTCCATGACAGGCGGCTCGCGTCTTACTCTTCCCAGCGCCTAGACGCTCCGGCAGTCTGGTGTAGTGTCTTTCCACCGTCATTCGCCGCCCGAAGGGTGCGACCCCTCATGCCCCGAATAGTGGGGTGGTGTTCGACCGGCGGCATATTGCACACAGAGGGGGTGGCGGCAGATGCACCGACGCCACCCCATCCGCGTGAAGGAGGAAGGGGAATGAAAGAGAATGGGAGCGCAGGGGTATACGCTCCCACACTCCCATTTTAAAGTAAGATTCTTTCTTTGCTGTCCAAAAAAGGACAATTTAAAAAATTTTACCTGAAATTTGTTCGCCCTGTTAAGTAGTCCAAACTTACCTCATAGTAGTCGGCCAATGCAATCAAGGCTGTCATATTAGGACGCGCCTCCCCACGCTCATACTTTCTTACCGCACCACTCGGTAGCCCGCATAACTCCGAAACCGTCACCATGCTTTTGACTGGTCTTTTCTCTTCTCTTAACCGTCGCAGCCTCTCCGGGAACTCGTTCAAGGGCTATCCCTCCTTCGGCGGGTCTGGGA